GTTCCATGCTTTATAATGCTCACCCTTACGGTCGGTAAATGTTCGCCGCGTATAAGGCGCTCCACATTCCCCGCAGAACGCTTTGCCGTAGAGAAAATGTGTTTCGGTGCAGTTGAACACAAGCCCGGCGGCTTTATCGGCAGCCACTGCGTCCAGCTTTTCTTTGGCCCGCTCCCACGTGTTTCTATCGATGATGCCGACATGGGCATCTCTAATATAATAGCTGGTGTAGTCGGTATGAATGGGGCACTTTGTTAAAAAATCCTTCGGTGCATTCTTGCGCAACAGCATGTCACCCACATAGTATTCGTTCCTAAGGATACGGCGTATCCGTTCAGCTGTATAGGGTTTGTCGCTCCTGAGCCGTTTGGCTCCTGCAGCATCCAGATCCGCCGCAATTTCTGTATAATTCATACCGGCAAGAAAATTATCAAACACCTTTTTTATAATCCACGCGTCGCCGTTGGGGGTAAGTTTTCCATCGTCTCCCATGTCATACCCTAAAATACGATTGCCGCCTAAGCGATAAACACCCTTTTCAAAGTCCTTTCCATACCGCCATCGAACATTTTCACTGATAGAACGGCTTTCTTCCTGCGCCACCGTTGCCAACATGGTAAAAATGAAATCAGCGCTGGCGTCCATGCTGCTGATACCTTCGCGCTCGAAACGTACCTCAACACCTCTGGATTTCAGGTCTTTCACATACCGCTGACAATCCACCACGTTTCGGGCAAAACGGCTGATGCTCTTTGTCAGAATAATATCAATCTGCCCCTGCTCGGCATCCTGCATGAGCCGCAGAAATTCTGGGCGGTGTTTTGCGCTGGTGCCGCTGCGCCCCTCGTCGGCGTACACGCCGGCAAACTCCCAATCATGATTGGCAGGGATCAGCGTTTTGTAATACCTTAACTGCGTGTCATAGCTTTCCTGCTGACCCGTCGTATCGGTGCTGACGCGGCAGTACGCAGCCACGCGTTTCTTCTTCTGCGCAAGCTCCCCATAAACTTTTGTTACTTTCATCGTGCTCCTCCTTAACTATTCCTCTCTGTCATCGGACGGGCCCACTATACTGTCATAGCCATAAACATTGGTACGCTCAAATGCAGTTGGGGAGTGCCTGCCGACTTGCCGGTTCTCAAGGCGCGACAAGCTTTTGCTGCCCACAGACACCAGTTGCTCCTCATGGTTCGGGATATCGCGTTCTTTCAAGTACCGGATGTTTACCTTACTCTTAAAACCAAAGGTCCACTCTATCACCATCGTATCCCACTTTTGAAACCCCACGCGTTCCACCAGCGCATCGAGCTGATAATACTCAACCTTTTCAATCCGGAGCAGTTCCGCTTTCATCTCCAAAGCAACACGCGCCGTCTGCGCAATTGACTCATCCCTTCGGCGCGCTTGTTTTTCAAGGGTTTTTATATCCAAGTCTGCATATGCTTCACAGAACGCTCGGTCGATATATTTTTCCTTAATAAAATAGCTCCTGCACTGATCGCTGCCGTTCTCCTGGGAGCAACGCCAGACCGGCGGGTGCCCGTGCTCCTGAATGCAGCTTCGGATCATTTTCCCTCCACATATAGGACAAAAAAGTCTTCCGTAATACGGATACTGGGTTGCACCCTTATGCCGGTCTTTCAGGGAAAGAATGATTTGTGCCAACTCAAAGGTCTTTCTGTCTACAATAGGCTTGTGGTGGTCGCGCACAAAATAGCTGGGTACAACAGCCTGATCGTTCATTACTCGTTTGTGAGTAAGGTGGTCTACCGTATAGGACTTCTGAATCAAAACATCACCGCAGTATTTCTCATTCTTTAGCAACTTGGACAGAACAGTAGGCGTCCAAACCTTACCCCAGGGGGAAACAATACCATCTTTAGCAAGACTCCGTGAAATTTCAGGCAGAGATTTTCCTTGTATGTATTCTGCAAAAATACGTCTGACGACTGCGGCTTTCTCCTCATTTATAATGTATTCCAGTTCGCCATCCTTATCGTATCCGTACACCGCCGACCACTTTGGTTTACCCTCAGCAAAACGCTTGCGCTGATTCCACTTGATATTTTCTGAGATATTACGGCTTTCCTCCTGCGCGACGGCGGCAAGAATTGATAGCAGCATCTCCGAGGTGCCGCTGCTGGTGTCCAGCCGCTCTTTTTCAAAGTACACAAATACGCCCATTTCCTTAAGGTGCCGCACATAGGATAAGCACTCGAGCGTATTCCTGGCGAAGCGGCTGATGGATTTCGTAATTATATAATCAATCATACCGTTTTCGCAGTCTTCCATCATGCGTAAAAACTCTGTGCGGTTTTGCACCTGAGTTCCAGTTATCCCGTTATCTGCATATATCCCTGCCAGCTCCCAATCCGGCCGTGCGTCAATCTGCTCGCGGAAAGCCGACATCTGAAGCTCCAAGCTGCTTTGCTGTTCTTCCAGTTCTGTGCTTACACGGCAGTAGGCCGCCACCCGTTTAATCTTCTGTGGGGTATTAGTGCAGCCAGTCGTTTGGCGCTGGATCACTTCCACGGTAGGTTGTTGCTTTTTTTCTTTCATTTGCGCGCCTCCATTTTTCTCTTTCTGGGCGGCTTTTTGCGATGGGGTGGTAGGGTGCTGATATCCGCCTTTAACTCATGATTCTTGATGCGATTGCCCACACGATCAAACTGCGCCTTATCAATTATGGCGTCGTGATGCCCCTCGACATAATATTGTGGCCGCTGTCCCCGGTTGGGCAGGGACCGTTTCTGCAGATAGTCAGGTTTGATTCTCTTGTTGGTCAGAATATCACCGATGTAAGCTTCACTGCGAAGTAAGCCGTACAGCCGCTCATATGTCCATTTGACCGCCGTGCCCGCACGTTTCTCCATTTCGTCCAAACCATCGAGAATCTGCCAGTATTTCCAGCCATCATCTGCTTTTTGAAAGGCAAACTGCACCCGTTTCGCTTCTTCCTCATTGATTACCCACCGGTGTCGGTTTCCGTCCTTTATCTTTTTATAGCCGTACCGAGCCCCGATGACGGGATTGCCGGCGGCGTTATTTCGTTCCTGCGACCAGCGGATATTCTGACTCATATTGTTAATCTCCTCTTGAGCGATTGATGCCAGAACCGACAGCAGCATCTCGCCGCTGGTCGTCATGGTATCGATGCCTTCCCGTTCAAAAAGCACCGGGATACCCAGTTCCCGAAGCTGACGAATCGCCTCCATGCAGTCCGCAAGATTCCGAGCAAACCGTGAGATACTTTTCGTCATAATCACATCAATTCTTCCGTTTCGGCAGTCCTCCAGCATCTGCTGAAACTCCGGTCTGTGTTTCATCGTTGCTCCGGATATGCCCTGATCTCCGTATACTCGAACAAGCTCCAGTTTTGGATCATTGGAAATCATCTTTTTATATGCCGCACACTGCGTTTCGTAGGATTCCTCCTGCGCTTCCGATAAAGTACTGACACGGCAGTAGACCGCCACGCGCTTGATGCCGTTTGCTTGCCAGTTGCCGTCGGGTGCAGTGTTTTGCGCTATTCGATTAAAAGTATTTTGCGTGTCCATAAAAAATCTCCTGCTCAAAGGCGCTGCGATTTACGTTTGAATGCCGCCTTTTGTTTGCTTTCTTCCGTTAAAAATGCTGAACTGCCAGTCAGATTGCGAAGCAGTATTTTCCGCTCGCTCTTGTATTCGGGGCCAATAAAGCCCAGCCGCAGAAGGAAGCAACGAAAGGCGTACTTTTCATTGTCGACCTCTTTAGGCTGGGCTTTTATCCGCAGATTTTGTTTAGCCATTTCGCAGAGTGCGGAAACAAAATGAATATATGCGGCGGTTTCATCACCTTCTCCACGTGCCGCGAACCAGGGGAATCGAATGGTTTCCTCGGTAATCTCAACCGGAAGGTCATCTACCCCAAGAGCGTGCCGTATTAAACTGCTTTTGCTCTCCACCAGTTGTTTGAGATTATGGAGCGCCATATCTGTAAAATCCGATCTCGGCATCTCGATGGTCAAGGCTTCATGCTGACATGCCACAAACCCTTCCGTCGCTAATGCCTGAACCAATCGCTCCGTCTCCGGTGCCTCCGGGCCAATCAAAGTGCCGTATCGGTCGACAGTATATTCTCCTACCTTAAACGCGTAGGACGGCGTTCCTTTGTAGACCGGGTCGACTTGAAGAGCTTTTCCAATCGCGACTACCATTCGCTTCCGCTCGCTGCCAGATACATTATACTTGAGTTCCATGTGAATACCTCCCTTTTTGGTAGTCACATATTGCCTCTGAATCGGGATTATATCAAGTAATATCTCCGCTATATACTACACAAATATTCACTGATATCGCTGAAAAAACAGTTCATGATATGGCTTATACACACCTATCCATCCAACCTGAGCTTTCTTTTTCATTAAAATAACTGCATCGCCGACATTATGCCGTTTTAATTTTCAGTGATTTGATGGCTTCGGGAAGAACCAGCTTGGCATCCACACGCTGTGTTGCTATAAAGCCGACCTGCCCATGGTCTGCATAGCGCTCGTTTAAACGCTTGACGGAGCGCTTCCCCCTATCGCCGATCCAG